CAATCTTACATAAGATTGCTAACAGTCACTTTTCTATAATACTCATTTAGATCTGCTACAATGGTACCAGCTGCTGCTACTGAAGCAGTGCCTCGAGCAAATGGATTTTCTACAACGCCATAACGTGTTTTAAATCCAATTTTTGGTTGGAAAGAATTTTCCCCAACCGCTCTTACCATCTGTAATGGCACATATGGACAATAGAACAGTCCAGCATCAAAAGCACTAGAGCCTTTGTAACCAACTGTCATATAGTTATCACCAGCATATGGATCTACATATACTTTGATACGACCATTAAGAACACCTGCGAAGGTTGATCCTGTGTCATCTACATTTAGATTGTTTGAGTTAAGCGCTGGTGTGTAGTCAAGGACACCTGCCATTTGTAATGCTGATGCAACATCAGATCTACAAATAACTATGTTACCTTTACCACGTCTGGTTCCCTTTGCTATCGCATTTGCTTCTCTTTCGATTGCAAACATTAAGCCTTTGAACTTTTCAACCATCCAACGACCATTTGAGTCGGTGTCTAGGTCAAACTTACCAGCAGTAGTTGTTCCTTCTTGTGCTCCAACTTTAGCAACAATACCAACAGTTCTTACTAATTCTCTGTTGATTTCTGCTAAAATTTCAGTTGAAAGGATGTTAGCTAATTCTGTTTCAGCATCTAAACCATGGATAGCTTTTAAGTCTTGTGCTAATTCCATTGTGTACTCAGCTTTTAGAGCACGTGAAATTGCTGTAACAGCAATTTTTTCAATACTAAATGCCATCTCTGGAATAGTATTTGTAGTTTGATTAGAAGCTGCTTCAGCTTGTGCTGTAGTCATACCTGACATGAAATTGTAAAGTTCTACATTTGATGCTGAACTATTCAAATAACCATCTGCAGGTGAGTCACCTATGTTACCAGCACCTTTACCTACTGTGGTTGCTGATTCAGCTACAACAGCTGATACAGAGTGAGCTGTATTTGCTTCGTTGTAGAATGCTTCAGTTCCTGATTGTGATGTGTAACGTGAACGCATAGCAAAGATAAGTCCGGTTGGACCTGTCATTGGTTGTACGCCCATGATGTCATATGCAACCAAGTTTGGCATAGCTCTTCTTACAAGAGATATTAAAACTGGATCGTATATGTCTATTGCTCCGTCAGAAGCTGTACTAGATGATGCACCCATTGCATTTGTAGGTGATGTTTCTAATAAACTCTGTGGTGCGAATTGAGCTTGCTCTCTTAAAGCAATCTCGGTGTTTTCTAATAAGGCTGCAGTTACTTGGCGTCTATGAGGATCTTTAATTTCTGGAAGATCTGAATGCTCAAGTATGGGCTGCCACTTATTTTGTAGCTCTTCAGTTAATTGCATTGTTGGATTCCCTCCTTGGGTCGTTATTATTATTTACGAATACTTCTTGAGATCGCCTGAGAATATACACTCATAGGACCAGAGTGATTAGCTGGTACCTCTGCATCTACATCTACAGGGTCACTATTAAGATCTTCTGCTTCAGTAATGGCTTTCTTATTTGTGAAGTAGTGTTCTTTCAATTGATCAATCTTATTTTTATAATCAGATGGATCAGCATACTCTATTCCTTCAGAAAGTTTTGTTAGCTTGTCTTTTTGTGTCATGGTTAAACCATCACATGCTTCTGCAAATACTTTGAAAGCAACTAATTGGTCTGTAGCTTTCTTAGCATCTATAGCTGTTTGGACTTGCTCTTCTAACTTTCCTTCAAGCTCTTCTTTTTGTAGTGTCAATTCATCTACAAGATCAAGTTTTTCTTCTGGTACAGAAATATAATTCTCTACAAAAAGATCTTTGATACTGGTCATGAATTTTTCAGCTACTTCGACTTTAAGTGCATTCTCGATTGCAACTTCGTTCTCTTTCATCCACTCTTCAGTGACATAATCGAGATACTCGTCTACTCTGTCTGTTAATTCTTTTTGAAAACCTTCTTTGCTTTCATCAAGTTTTGATTGATATTGCTCATGCATATGATTGGACAGCTCAATTAACTTAGCATTAACAGTTGCTTCGAAAATTGTTTGAGCTTTAGAAGTCATATCTTCTGATAGCTCTTCTCCAGCAAAGATTCCAGCAGTAGCATCAATAGCTTCCTGTTGAGTTACTTTACCAGCTGCCAATTTAGGCATTG